TAAATAAAAAATTAATTATATTAGGTGAACGATATAATAAATGTTTAGAAGATAATAAAATATATGTTGATAATATTAATAATAATAATATAGAATTAAATAATTATAAATTAGAAAAAAATGATTTTAATAATACTATTAAAAAATATACTGCTAAAATAAATTTATGTGATAAAAAAATTCAAAAATTATTAGAAGAAAAAAAAGATATTTATGATGAAAAAGAGGATATATTAAAAACTAAAGAAGAATTAAAAAATTCTGATAAAACTATATTAAAAAGTAAAATATTAGATAAAATTATTAAAAAAAAAGAAATTGTTTTACCTGCTCTTATTAGAAATTATCGAAATAAAATTGAAAGTATTTTAAATATGTATAAAAAATACTATGAAACGTGGCTAAATATATTTATAGAAGACTGGAATGGAGATAAAAATAATATATTTTCATTAAGTGGAAATAGAAATATTGATATATTAAAAAAATTTGGATATAATACTAATTTTTTAAAAAATGGCATACCAGATAAAATAATTGAAGAACCAAATGATGGTTGGAAATTATATAATAGTGAATCATTAAATTTTATTATTAAAGATTATATTTGTTTTAAAAATATACTATTAAAATCATGTCCCGGATGTGATGATTTTGTTATTAATAAAGGTATAGATATATCAATTAAAAATTTATTTGATGCAGTATCTATATGTATTCCTAGTAATTATAATAGTAATGAAGAACAAGTTCAATTATTAAATAGTAATTATAGTAATTCTAATTATTGGTCTAATTATAAAGATAATATTGATAAATCAATAATATGTTCTAAAAATATTATTACAATTAAAGATAAAATAAATGATTTAGAAAATATGAGTAATGATATAAATTGTTTTTTAAATAATATGGATAATTATTTTGAAGATTTTATATTAGAAACAATTAATTATAAAAAAATGGAATCTTTATGGGATAAAATATTACATGAAAATCAAAAAATATATGATATAATTTCAAAACAATTTACAAATATATCAGAAAATTGTTTTTTAAAAGATCATATATTTATACAAGTTGATTTTGTTAAATTTATTGATAAAAAAGAAATTATCCAATGGATTAGAGAGGTTCCATTAGTTTATTTTGATAGTATTAGCGGACCATTAGTATTTGGTGATTTTAAAACATATGATGTTACTAATTATTTAATTACAAATATTAACGGTTATGTTGATTTAAATGAAGAAAAAACTTATCAATTAGCAGGTGAATATGGTAATCTTTTTAAAAGAAATATAGATGAATCAAATATGTGTGATAATATAAATATAATATTAAAACAAACTAATAATGTTCCAATTAATGATAGATGGGAAGTAATTAAAACTAGCGATCAATATAGATCTGAAATTTTAAATAAAGACATCTTTAATATTTCAAAAATTAATATTAATTTTACTAATATATTAAATGATTATACTAAATTTAAAATTTTATTTTGTTCTGATTTTGAATATATAAATATGTAATATATAGTATATATTAAATGTTATTAAAAAATAATAATGATGATGATGATGATAATAATAATAATAATATAAATTTAAAAAATTATAAATTTCAATATTTATTAATTATAATTTCTACAATGATTGTATTATACTTTTTATATTCAAAATCAGAACAAAATAAATTATTAAAAAATATAAAATATTTTAGTTATCATAAAAATATAAAAAATATTATAATTTTTATATTTTTATGTATTAGTTTACAAGTTATATTGCATTGGCAAGGAATAACTGTATTACTATGTGGATATTTATATGGTTTTAAGAATGGTTTAATATTGGCTTTAATTACTACAATTATATCGAGTAATATAACATATTTTATATCAAGAATAACTACTAGTAAAGAAAATAAAATTATGATTGATAATAAAAATTCATTAAAATATGTAATATTAAGTAGAATATTTCCACATCATATAACAAGTATATTTTGGGGAACAACTGATATTAAATATATTTATTTTTTAATAGGAACACTTATATCATTGCTATTTTTATTACCAATAGAAACGTATATTGGAACAATTATTAATATTACTCAATTAAAAAATAAATTATTTAATAATGATCATTTAACATTAATATTAATTGCTATTGTAATTATAATAGCATTATATATGTTATATCAACTTAAAAATTATTATATTAAAGATGACATTATAAATATTATTAATTTAAAAGAAAAAGATGAAAATACTAATTAAAATAAAAAGGATATATAAATGTTAATAATAATATTAATAATACAAATATATCAATATTTCTAACTATTTTTTTATATTTTATAGGGAGTTCATTATATTGTTTTCTATATGTTTCAGGTTTAAATGATTTAGATAACCAACCAAATATTGTTGGACCTAATTTATCATTACAATTATATATATAATCATACCATGCCAAACTTATATATGCACTTGTTGCTAATAAAGCAACCATTACAATATTATGTCCAATTGATTTTGGTTTTGGTAAATAAAAAATAATTATTATAATTATTGAAAAAACAATACATTTTTCATTAAGATATAATGGTGTACCAAATAATCCTCCACCCATTTATAATATATAAATATATTATTTTTTAATGGTTAAGCGTCTTCTTCTATAACCACCCATTTGTTGTCTTTCTTTTTGAGACCATATTCTTTTAGTTCTCCCTTCTGCACTTTTACCATCCCAATCATCTACGACTGCTTGCCAATCTGCTTCTTCAGAATATTGGTCTGCAAGTTCTGAAAATGAAAATGAATCTCCAACTGGTTTACCATATTCATTTATATATTTTTTTCTAATTTCTTCTCTAAATTCATTATATTGATCATAAAATACATTATCAATATTCTCTTTATTTCCATTATAACAAACAAATTGTGAACCCTTGGGTTCATCTAATTGATTATTTTCATCTATTTTTTCTAACCATAAATTAATAATTCCATCAGTCAATCTTTCAAATTCAGATGAAGTACCTTCATCTACAGCTTGATCATGTTCATCTAATATTTTTTCTAAATGTTTATATAAATCTTTTTTATTCCATCTTCTTGAAGGTGTACTAATAAAACCACCACCACCACGTCCCATTAAACCATTTATCATAACTTCAACTAATACTTCTTCTTCCCATCCTTCATCTGCTTCTATTTCTTCCAACATTGTTATATCAGGCCATTCATATCCAGCTACTAGATCATCTCCATCTGTACATCCAGCTTCAGTTGTTCCATATTGTATACTATATAATAATATATCATCTTGTATATCAGTAGTATTACTTAAATCTAAAGAATCAAAAAATCTCTTAGATACTTCTCTAGCTGAAGCTGCTTTTTTTCTTGCATAACTAGCCCAATCTCTTTTTGGTCTCCAACTTTTATTCGTATATTCTTTTCTTTGGTCAGATGGAATATCAAAATTAATATCTATATTTTTCTTTTTTTCTATTTCCATTTCATCGCTATATCCTGGTCCAGTTTGTTCCATTAAATTACCATAACCTTGAGGATTCCATACTGATTGTGATAGACCTTCATAATTTTGAGCCTGCTGGTATTCCATATTATATATATATATATATATAATTTAGTTTACTAATTTATTAAATTCTAATAGCATATTTTTACTTATTCTTTTTTTATATATTAAATTAGCTATTTTTGTATAATAATTAAATACTTTATGATTACATTTATATTTATTAAATATTTTTAAAATCAATTGTTTACTTCTATTATTATGTATCGTATATATTAATTTTAATAAAATATCATAATATTTATATTGAAAATTTGAATATTCCGGTAATACATTATGATGTGTATATATTAATGATTTACTTATATAAGAATTATAATTAATATCTTTTAATTTTAAATTATTATAATGTAAATGATAATATGGAATAATTATTGAATATAATATTGAATAATTTATATTTGTAAAAATACAATTTCTTGATTTAAATTGTTCATGTAAATCAAATGTACATATTGATTCATATATTTTACTAATTGTATTTATATTTTTTTCATTATATAAATTATTTATATTTTCTAATATATTTAATCCAATTATGTTATAATCTGAACTATATTTAATATAGATTTCTGATATAGAGAATTTTTCATTTAAACATTCTGTTAAAAAACAAATATCCTGATTAAAATTATTATCTATTACATTAATATTAATATTATCTCTTTTATCTATATAATCATTATTAACTTTTACTGTATTTAAATTTTTATTAGATTTTTTAATTATTTCATTTATTATTTTAATTGGTTTATTATATAATATTTTTTTTACAATATTATTAAATTGTAAATTAGTATATTCTATATTTATATGAATACATTTTGAATATATTAATTTTAATTTTTTATTATATATATCAGTTGATGTTATAACAATTGGTGTTTTAATTTTTTTGATATTAGTTAAAATATTATTTATTTCTCGAATAAATAATTTATCTGTATTATATAAATTATCAAAAATAATACATTTATAATCTTTTGTTTTATTTGTAAACCATTTTGATATATCTTTTTTATATAATGTATTATTTATATATTCTGGTATATTTGTATTAATTAAACTATTAATATAAATAATTGTATATTCTTTTAATATTATATTAACTAATTCTGTTTTACCAGTTCCCCCTTTACCTGTTATTACAAATGGTTTATTTATAGTATTTGGATTTTCTATATTTATTAACCAGTCTTTTATTTTATTTTTATCAATATTAGATAAATAAAAATCATCTAATGTTAATTTCATTAATAATAATATTAAAAAAAAGTTTAAATAGTAATAATTTAACAAGGACTAAAACTATATGTAAAATTATTTTTATTTGTATAATCAGGTAAAGGTAATAGATTAGGAGTACTATCAATTTTATTAATATAACCAGTATATTGAATTAATTCTGCTATAATTCTTTTAACTGCAAAATCTAAAACATATTTATTTAATTTTTTCACCTCTTCAATTGTATTTGGATTTAATAAATTACCATACTGTAATAACATAGACCTCATAATAATAAATAATTGTTCTTCTGATTGATCACTAATAATTGTATTATTAAATTGTTGATATACTTCGTATTTCATTCTTTTTTGTAAAGCTGCTTTATTTTGTTTTGAAAAAAAAACATTAGTTACCTCTGTTTGTTGTAATATTCCCTTAGTTGGATCATTTGAACTCGTATTTACTAATATATTACTATCCATTTATATATATTATATTTATTTTAATTTTAGATATTCTTTTTTCAATCTATTTAATTCATTCAACCAAATTGATTCAATTGTAGATTCATTTAATTTATTATATTTGTATTCTAAATCATTTATAGTATTTTGTAATTCATTCATTTTTTCTTCAGTTAAATTATATAGAGGCATATTAATTAAATAATTAAATCCAGTTTTCTTATTTTCAACTGTATAATTATCATTAATATTTTTATCAATAATCATTTTATATTTTAATTTTATTAATTCATTTACTATATTATCTTTTTTATTTCTATAAATTACAATTTTGTCATTAATTACATCATTAATAAAATTCAATTTACTTTTATTAATATCTAATTCATATTTCAATTGATTTAATTGATATTGTTTTCTTAAAATATATAAATTATATCTTTCAATATAATAATCATCAAATATATCATTAATATGATTATATTTCTTTATTGTTCCAGATGCATTATATAAATGAATATTAGTTAAACTTGTATTTTTAGAACTATGTAGTTTAAATAATTCTTCTATTGAATCAACACCTTTTTTAATATTACATGTTATATTTTTCAAAATATGCGATTCTACTTTTATTCTAAAATTAATAATTGTATCACTAGAATGATCTTCATAATCTAATATATAAAATTTTTGTTTCTTTGTTTTATCATATAATAGTGAATCTAAATATTCTTTATAATTTTGAGTCCAAACACCAATGGGTAATTCTGTAATTACTAGTGTGTCATTACTTATAATATTATATACTCCTTTAGTGATATATAATTTATTATTAAGTTTTTCAATCGTACCATTAAATCCTTTGAACCATGGTACAATATCTTTATATGGTTGTTTTTTAATCTTGTATACTATATTTTGAATAACATCTAGAGGATTAAAAGATGGTATAGATGTACTAAATCCTGTTCCAATACCTTTCATACCATTTACTAATACAGTTGGAATGATCGGAATATAATATTTTGGTTCAACTAAGATTCCATCATCATCATTGTATTTTAATATTGGGAAATCTTCAGATGGATATATATGATCAATAATTGGATTTAATTCTGTATGAATATACCTAGGACTAGCAGCATCTGCTCCACCCATTAGTCTTGTTCCAAATTGACCATTTGGTTTTAATAAGTTTATATTATTAGATCCAACATAATCTTGACCCAATCCAATAATAGTTGATTGTAATGATGCTTCACCATGATGATATGCTGCATTTTCACTTACATAACCAGCTAGTTGAGCAACTCTTATTTCTTTGTATAATTTTCTCTTAAAACAACAATATATAATTTTTCTTTGAGATGGTTTAAGTCCATCACATAATGAACCAATTGATCTTAGAGTATCACTATTTGAAAAATGTATTAATTCATTATCAACAAATTCTTCAATTTTAATACTTTTTTCATCACAATCAATTACTTTATCTTCATCGTATTTATATAACCAAGCTTTTCTTTTATCTGATTGATCTTTCTTGAATGCTAAATTCATTTTATCTTCACTGTTATCTGTCCATTCATAATTATTTAATTTCATTGAACTAAAATATTCTTTTGCCTCTTTTGCGGTACTTGTTCCTAATCCCTTATAATATTTAGTTTGCCATTTTTTATAATCAATTGTATCATTTTGCCAATCATTATATGCTGTTAAATTATAAAATGAAAATATTTTTTTCCCCTTTGATACTTTAACAATTGGTGTAATCATAGATAATATAAAACCATATTGCTTTAGTAATGATGGCCATAATGTATGAAATACATTTAATACCAATCCCTTAATATGTGAACCATCATGATCTTGATCTGTTAAAATCATGACATGACCATACCTCAAACGTTTATTATATGTTTCATCATATACACGACCTTCTTCTAATCCAATAATTTTTTTCAAGTTTGTAATTTCATTATTATCTAAGATTTGTTTTACAGATGCATCTTTTACATTTAGTAATTTACCCCTCAAAGGAAATACACCATATTTATCTCTTCCAATTTCAGATAATCCACTAATCGCCATAGTTTTAGCTGAATCTCCTTCAGTTAAAATTAATGTACATTGATCTGATTTTTTACCACCTGCCCAATTAGCATCATCTAATTTTGGTATATTTTTAATTCTATTTACTTTTTGACCATTTGTTTTCTTTGCTTCTTTTGTTAATTTAAAATCAGCAAATGATAAAACTTTATCTACTATGTCTAATTTATCTACAATCTTTTTAATTAATTTATCATTAATCACTGGTTTTGAACCAAATTTTGATTGAGTAGTAATTAATCTTTCTTTTGATTGACTATCAAATGATGGATCTTCTATTACACTATTTACAAATATCTTCAAATAATTTTTAATATAATTTTCTGGGATATTCTTTTTATGTTTTTTATTAATATGATTTACTATACCAGATGTTAATTGTTTACATATTAAATCAACGTGTTTTCCACCTTTTGATGTATAAATTCCATTTACAAAAGCATATTGTTCAAACTTATCAGTTAAACTAGTTGAAATACCAATTTCCCATCTTGAATGGGGTTTTTCATATACAATTTCTTCTTCTTCATTTAGATATAATTGAATATAATTTTCAAAAGTTTTAACTTTTATCTTTTCATTATTATAATAGATATTCATATTCTTATCAGTTGTTCCAGCAATATCATAAATCCTTCTAATCATTAGATTAACCATATCATCTGTATATTTTTCAATATTAAATCGTTTGAAATCTGTAATCCAAGATATTTTTGTATATGGTTTACATTTAACTTTTGTAATCTTTGGTTTAGTTTTATCTCTCATATTATTTGTAAATTCTTGAATATATTTTAATCCACGAATATGATCAACTGTTTCTACTCTGAAATATGTTGAAAATAGATTAACTAACTTGGCTCCAAATCCATTTTTACCTCCCGTTGTTTTTCCAGATTTATTATAGTTTTTTGAAGTTAGTAAATTACCTAATATCAATTCAACAATATGTATTGGTTTTCCTTCTTTATCTTTTTCTTTTGGATGTTCTGCAACATCTATTCCATTTCCATCATTATAAATAGTCCACATACTATTTTCTGTATTGTATTCTACTTTAATATTATTAACAGGGATGATATTTTTTTCACCTTTTTTAATACATTCTTCTAATCGAACTTTTTGATCTCTAGCATTAACTAATATTTCATCAAACAGTTTACCAATTGCTGGAATATAATCTGTATCTTTAATACAAATATTATTAGAACTATTTACAATTGGTAAACTATCATTAATTATATCTGTTCCACCTACAAATGTATCTGGTTCAAATAAAATTTGTTCCCATAATTCTCTTTTGCCATATTGTTCTAATTCTTTATTCGACATTCTTCAAATATATATTGTTTATTGATTATTCTATAAATAATTTTCAAATTATTTTTTTAATAATTTTTCATATTGTTGTATTTTTAATTTATCATTTTTAATTGTTTGTGTCATTTTTTCTATTATTTTTTGCTGATTTATTATTATTTTTTTTAAATGTTCTTCTGATTTATTATCATTATTATTGTCTTCTTTATTATTAATAAAAAATCTAGATCTATATATAATATTATTATTATTATCTCTTATTTTAGTTGGAATATACCAGGAATTTGGTCCATTTCTTAAATTTATTTTTTCTAAACCCATTTTAACATATTCTCCACCAGTATAAAATAATTCTTCATCATCAACTAATGTTATATATTTTATTTTTTGATTAAGTTTAAATGTATAAGGAAATTCAATTTCTGTATAATTTTTTAAAGAATTTTTAATAAAGTTAATATCATTACTCATAATATTTATTTATAGATTTATTTTATAGTTTTAATATTATATATTATATATATTAAAATGGCTATAAATATAGATATCTTAAAAAGTATTTTAACTATTTCTAGCGATAAATATAATACATTATTATATTTTTTAGATGATAATATTAAAAATAAATTAAAAAAATATAAATTAATTGAATATGATGATATATATTTAAATGATAAAATTATATTAATAAATAAATCTACATTACAAATAGATATAATAGGAAAAATAAATAATATTGATGATAAAATAAGTATATTTAAAAATAATAGAACAATGCATTTTTATCCACAATATTATTATATTTTTTGTAAATATAATAATAATAAAAATAAAGATATAACATATTTTGAAGAATTATTAAAACAATTGGGATAATTATTGTCCGTCTGGTGAATCATAATCATTTCCAAAATGTACTGCTTCTTGTTCACCTTCTCCTTCGCCATAACCATAATCTTCTAATCCATATCCAACTCCACCCATTTCACTATCTTCTTCTTGTTTTCTACGCAATAAATCTACTTGTAATTGTGGATTATTATCAACTTGTCCTAATTCTGTTTCATTTCTTTTAATTAATTCCATTTCTGCTTCTTTTCTTTCTTCTTCGGACATATTTTTAAATTCATCGCTATTTATAAATAATGATGCTTCTTCTGCTAAATTTTGATACCAATTGGAGATACCAAAATTTTGTAATTGTACATTAATAAATCTTTCATCTTGATCCATAATATCTAATTTATTTATTAAATTTTGTTTTTCTCTTTCTTTTTGTTGTCTTAATTTTGTATTTAAAAATCCAGACCCTCGATTATCTATATTTATATACCATAAAGGATCATTATATTCTTGAACAATATTTATAATAACATCCATCATAAAACTTGATACTTGTATTATATTATCTGTAATATTTTTACTAGCTTCAGCTGATAATGAATTATATAATTCATTTCCATTATCATTTATTTCATTTATTTCTGAATCTAATTCTTCAATATATTCAACTATATTTTTTAATATTAAAACAAATATAAATCTCATTAAATCATTGGATTTTTCTTCTGTAAATATATGTTTTTTATTATCAATACCAACTAATAAATTTAATAAATTAGTATAAGGTTTAATTTTATCAAATAGTTTAATAAAAAAACTATATAATACTTTATTATCCATATATTTTCTAAATCCATCATATTTATCATTTCCTATAAATATTGAATTATGTAATTTAAATTCTTTATTACCTATAAAATATTCCATTTGATCTCTATTTTTATCAGATAATTTCCAATTTTTTGGTATATAATCATAAAATGTTGTTCCTAATTTACCATTATTATTATAATTTTTAATTCTTGCTAACATTAATACTATATTTTGAATAAAATGATTTAAGATATTATTATTAGTTTTAAGATTATTACTATCATCTAATGAATTAGTTATTATGCCAATTAATATATTTTTTAAATTAGATTCATTTTTATATAATTTATCTTTTTGAGATTTATCAATATATCTACTATTTACTATATGTCTAATTACGATATTTAATAAATTATTATTATCAGATGATTCACTATATGTAGACTCTATTATTGGTGTAAATAATTTATCATATTCTTCTTTGAATTTTCTAATATCTTTTTGATCTATATTAGTTGTTTCTGATAAATTAATATAATATTCTGTAAATTCATATATTTTTTTAAAATATGATAAATATTCATCTTCTTTATTTAATATTTCATTAGCATCAATAAAATCAATAACTCTTTTTTCTATTAAATTTGGTTTTTCATATTCTTTTATTTTTTCTAAAGTTAAATCAATATTAAATAATGGTTCTGTAAAATATATCCCTTTTAATCTATTTTGAGTATGATATTTTTCTATAATAATTTTAAAATTTTCATTTGATGGTTTTATTTCATCAACACATGGATTATATGAGTTATCATTATCTACATATAATGATATTAATTTTTTCTCTAGATTTGATTTTAATATAATTCTTTTATTTATATCATAACAATATTTATTAAATATATTTTTAATTGGTGAATCTTTTTCAATATCATCATAATCAACACTTGGTAATATTTCTTTTAATACATATTTATAATATCTTTTTGGATATGTATCTAATAATATATAACTACTATTATTTTTCATATCATGGATAAATAATTCCAATGATTTTTTACAGTTTTTATTTGTTTTACATACATCTACTATATCATTTAAAATATTTCTTAATTTTACAAACGGTATTTTATTATCTTTAAATTCTCCATCCCAATCATATTTTTTAAATAAATTTTTAAAATAATCTTTTTCATCGGTTGTCTCTAATAATCTATTTATTAATAAATTCATATATGTTGTATCATTTTCATGATAACCAGTTAATATAAAAATATAATTATATATTCTTTTAAATGAACTATTATTTATTAATTCTAAATTTTCTATATCTAATTCAATATATTTTTTTATACTATCATATGATTCTAATGATTGTAATAATGAAATATTTTGTAAAGCATAAGTTGTTCCTTTTTTAATCATAAATTTTTTAAATCTTGGTCCATATTCATCATTGATTTTATTATTAATTTTAATTATTGTTTTATTTGTTGGTAATGGTTTATATCCCGGCCAATAATCATTAAATTCCAAATTATTTGATATACCTGTATATAATTGATATTTTTTTATTCTATCATATATTTGAGGGAATGATGGAGATACTACATATTTAATTGTATTAATAACTTGATTTTGTGGATTTATTATTTCTAAATTATTATATTCATCATTAAATTCTTTTGAATTTATCCATAATTTATCTTCGGGATATAACTTTTCTAATTTTTTTAATGTAGATAATAAATTATCTACAATAGTTTTATTTATTATATTAATATTAGAATTTTTTATTAATTTATATTTATTATCTTGTAAATCTAATATTTTATAATTATTATTAGATTCATTTATATATGGTGGCGTCGCTGTTTCTATAAATATTATAATAGTTACAAATAAAAATAATATTTTGTTACTATTTATGATATATTCTTGGACTTCTTTAGCAATTCTTTTTTTATCTTTTTTTGATGCATTTTTAATTTTATAATGATTTTTAGTTGTTATATTATCTTGTTCATATCTATCATTCGCTAATAAATTATGATCAATTAAATTATATATATTAATTAAATCTAATATATCTTTCTCAATTAATTTTACACCTAAACTATTACTCAATAATTCAATTAAAGTATACAATTCTTTTTCATTTGGTTCTAATTCTATTTCTTCTCTTTCTTGAACTAATTCTTCATTAAATACTGGTTTATCATCAGAAAATCCTTGTAATATAGAAAAATTCTCATTATCTAAATATTCTCCACATATTTTACAATGCATATGTCCATCTTTAGCTGGTTTTGAAAATTTACTCATTAATGTTTCATAAGCTGTTGGATCTTCTATTGTTTTACAAGAATAAGCATGGTGCTTACATAATAATTTTTTATCATTATATTTATTATATAACCAATTTTTATCTTCTATCTTTTCATCTGGTTCTCTACTATATTTAGTAATAAATTTATTCATGTAATGATTTTTAACATTGATATTTAATTGTTTATATATATATTCTTTTAATAATACAATTATTTCTTGTGTATTTATTTTTTTATATACTAATGGTTTTTTATATATTTCATAATCTCTTTCATAATCAGAATATAATTTAATATATTTTTCTACATTTTTATTAATTATATTGTTGAATATTAATTTAAAATTATTTGTTAAATTATTTATATTAATATTATATTTCATAAATATTTTTTCAATATCATTATAATTATAAATGTAATTGAATAAATCTTTATACATATAATTTTTAATTATCATATTTGTTGTCGGCATATATTCTAATAATAATTTTGAAAAATCATTCTTATTTAATACCTCTGATATATTATAGTGATATGCATTTATATTTTCATAACCATATTTTTTACTAATATATTCTGGTATATCTTTATCAATTGTTGTATTAATATTTTTTAATAAATTTTTTTTAATTAATTCATTTAATACTTGTTTATTTGTTTTTGTAGAATATTTTATTTCTAATAATAAACATTTTTCTCCTAAAGATATATATTTAGTATCCATATTAAATGAAGTACTTATATGGTAATTCTCTGGATATATTAATAATCCCGATGTATTTATATCTCTACTTTTACCAATCAAATCAAATTGTATTTTATTATCTATTATATGTGGGAATAATAAATTATTATAGTTTTTTCTTTCATCTAATATATATTTACCTTCTATACCCGTACATAAAGATGTGTTTAATCCACTTAATGGACCCAAACATGATCTAATATATTTTTTATTATAATTTTTTAAAACATATCCATCATATACAAGTATATCTGGATTTTTTTGAATTGCTTGGAATTGATTATAATATAATACATCTATTATTTGTTTATAAGTTTTTGTTTGATTATCATCATTCATTAATCTTATTTGTTCTAATGATTCTTTTTCAAATATTTTTTGTATATAATCATCCTGAACTATTGGTTCTGTAATTTCATCTGGATTTAAATATAATCGTTTTATATCATTACAAACTGGTATAATCCAATTAGGTAATTTCTCATTATCATTAAATTTTTGTATATCATAAAAAAATTTATTATTAGTATAATTATATTCTTCAGATATTAATTGTTTGAATATATCTGCCATTGAATATACAGATGGTATTAATAATATATTATCATATATTCCAAGAGCATTTATTAATGTTGTTATTAAATCTTCCCTTTTTTCTGATTCACTTATAATATAATTTTTATCTTTTTGATATTCTGTATCTATTTCTAATTCTGGATATATTGCATTTGTTAATTGTATTTCTGTTACTTTAATAATATCTTTATCTTCTAATTCTTCAACTTTGGCAATATCAATTATATTATAATCATTTGTATTTAATATAATTTGTTTTTCATCATTTATTGATAATAATTCATTTTTTTTATCATCAATAGATAATATTATCATATTATTTCCCGTAAAATCTTCAACTTTTCCTAAATAATTTTTACCATCTATAAAATATACAATTAATTTATCTCCTAAATAAATATTAATATTAAATACATTATCTACAATTTTAGAGTTTCCTTCATCCTCATAATTATCTTCATCTGAATCATAACTCATTATAATAAATTAGATATTAAAATTTTTAAATATTACTTAAAATTAATAATTATAATATAATATAATAATGGAATTACAAAATTTTATCGATAATAACGATAATTATATCGATATTTTTAAAAATAATGGATTACGTGTAAAAACTTTTTCAAAATATAATTTAATTTTAGTAAAATACTCATATAATATGGAAATCGATATGAATTCATATCAAAAATATTGTAGAGGTTGTATTATTGATACAAATAATAAAACAGTTGTATTTGTTCCCCCATGTAAAGCAGATAATATTAATATTGATGGATCAAATATTCCCAATGAAAATTTTATAATTCAGGACTTATATGATGGAACAATGATTAATTTATTTTATCATAATGATAAATGGATTATATCATCCAGAAGTGATATTGATTGTAATAATAAATGGAATAATCAAAAATCATTTAAAACATTATTTCAAGAATGTGGTAATATTAATTTAGATTTATTAAATAAAAATCATACATATTCATTTGTGATGCAGCATGTTGAAAATAGAAATGTTTCACATGTAAATGAAAATTGTTTAATTTTAGTAGAAGAATATGATAGAAATGGATTTATATTATTAAATAATATTATTGATGAAAACTTTGTATATAATGGTTTTCAAAAATCTGTTAATTTTAAAATATATGATATTAATCAATTAAATGAATATATGACTATGGCTATAAATAATACATATTTCAGTTGGAAAGGATATACAATTAAATGTAATAATACTAGAATTAATTATATTAATCCATTATTTACTTATGTTAAAAATTTAAAAATTAATTCATCAAATATGTTATTTAGTTTTTGTGAATTATTATTAAAAAATGATGGATCTATTAATAATTATATACAATATTTCCCAGAACATAATGCTCTTTTTATGGAATATTTTAATAAATATAATAAATTCATAGATGAAGTTTACAAAATGTATGTTGATTTTAGAATTACTAAACAAATTACATTAGATGATATTCCATTTCATATAAAACCACTAACCAGAGATTTACATGGAATATATTTAAGTTCGCAAATTAAAATTAATAAAAATAAAGTAACAGAATATATTAAAAATTTACCTTCTGCTAAATTAACATTTCATTTAAAAAATTATTAATATCTATAAATATATTATATATTAAATGCTATATGGAGGCAAATGGGAAAGAGCAGGACCACCACATAAAGATAGAAAAGAAATTTATGTAGCTAAAGATAATAGATATGATGATATATATAGTGGAAAATTATTAGATTATGAAATAGAAAATAGAAGGCAATTATTATCTGAATTTGATATGCCTCATTTTGAAAATATACCAGTTGAAATTAAACAACTTGTAGAGGCTACAAGTGATCCAGATTACATGTTATTTATTCCTTGGAATATACATTATACTTTTAATAAATGGGGATATGGTCATATAACTTATGATATAGTATTATTTGAAAATACTAGTAGCAAAAATGCTATATTATTACAAATTCATTTTGGATATGGTTATAATGCAGACGATTTAGAAAATTGTGGTAAAACCAAAACAATAACTAATAAATGTAAACAATATATTTGGTTTAATATTACAGACAATTATATTAATAAAAACAATGTATATATAAATAATGATACTATATATAATAGTGAAAAATATGAAGTGAGTGAAAGTGATACATATGATCACAACTATAATTGGACTCCTATATTAAATAATATTAATAAAGAATTAAAAATATTTTTTGATTCTAATACTGAACTGAAACAATATGAAAAATATATAGATTATACTATATTACTTGATATACAAAAAAGTTTAATAATAGCTTATACAGAATTTTCATCTACAAAAGTAAAACAAGGTGATGTTAATAGAAGTATATTAGCAGATGATATTAGATTAGCAAATGAATCTTTAGAAATTGATGGTATAAAATATCATCCAAAATTATCAGAAAGTCAATTTTATAAAATGGATAATAGACGTCATGATCCTTTAGTATATAATTTAGACAATAAAAAAATAGTAGATGATTATTTAGAATGGGTAAAACAAACTCAACCTGAATATGAAAGACAAATTAAAAAAATAGATAGAAAAAGTAGAAAAAAAGAATGGAAAGATAGACAAGAAAATACAGCTGCTAGAGTTTTACAAAATAGATTCAGGAAGAAATTAACAATAAAAAGAAAAAAAGAAGAACAAATTAGAGAACAAATGATGAGAGAACAACAAATGAGAGAACAAATGATGAGAGAACAACAAATGATTCAACAATATTCTCCGCAATATTCTCCGCAATATTCTCCGCAATATTCTCCACAATATTCTCCGCAATATTCTCCACAAATACAAAATTTACAACAACCACCATCAAACATGTATTATTATGATCAAAGATTTCAACAACAAGTTATGTTTGATCCATATTCACAAATGTTTTTCGATTTATCGGGAAATCCACTTTATCTTTAATTAATTTGATTTTTGTAATACTTTATTAAATAAAAATAAAGGGTTAATTGTTGCGATGTTTGCTAATACTTGCTTTAATAATAAGAGTGAATTTGGATATAAAAGTTCTGAATTAAAAAGTGGTATATGTAAATATATGAGAAGAAGTGAAAGAGATAAACTTTTATGGTGTATAATGGAACTTGGAAAATTTAACGATATATCTAAAGAAAAAAAAGCAGCTGTAGCTATTGTAACTAATTTAATTAATAGATTGAAAATTTTATTGATGGAAGATATGAATCCGGGTGATATTGATAGAATTTTTAATGGTATTATGTTATTAGAAGAATATGAAAATAGTCGAAATAATCGTTATATTTTAATGAAATTTGTAGATGTTGTTATTAATTCTGAAAAAAATAGAGTTACGAGTTATATAAATAATTGGTGGAGAACTCGTGATTTTGAAATAGAAGATCTTGAAATTAGTAAATGTTTGAAATATAAATTAAAAGGAGATAGTAATGAATTATTAGTTTTAGGTGAAAATCTAATTAAATTTATTGAAGAAAAAGATGAAAGAATTTTTGGTGTTTATATGAAAATGATTAAAATTGAAGAAAAAATGGGTTTAAGATATAGAAGGAAAGATGGGGTATATTTGTATTGGGTAATTATGAGAAATTATATGAAAAATGATAAAATGATTAAAATATTTGATTTTGCTTTACATAGATTCTTTAATAAGGGTATGAAAGAAAGGTATTACTTTGGTATTTGGATTGGTATAATGGTATGGAAAGATAATATGTTAAATGAAAATATTTATGATTATATTAATTATAATAAAGAAGATGAATTAGAATATTATGAAAATATGGAAAAACTTAAATTAGATGATTATGTATTAAAAGATTTTCATGTAAATAAAAATTTTACTCTTGAAAAATTTGCATTAGTTGGTGCTTTTGTGAAAAATGAAAATTTATCTATTTTAGGTGAAAATAGTAAAAAATATAAAGATTATTATATTGAAGTAAAAGTTAATATGAATAATAGAAAAAGTACAAAAAAAAAAGTAGTAAAGAAAAAAATTAAAATTGATAATAATAATTTAAATTTGGTTGATTGGAGTAATTTTAAGTTGATTAAAATTATTGAAGAAGGTGTATGTGGTGGAAAACTTCCTTGTATTATTGTTGAATATAATGGTGAAAAAAAGATATTAAAAGAAATGGGTAAGAGTATGGATTATGGTTTAGATTATATTGTAGTAGATAAATGTAAAAAACTTTTTGGATTAAAAGATATGAATATGAAAAGAATTAAATCTAATAAAGGATTAGTTAAAATTAATGTAAAAGGTAAATCATATGTAAATAATTGTAAAATTGATAATAAAGAATGTATATATTGTATGATGAATTTTTGGGATAATATTAGTGATTTAGGAAAAAATAAAGATAAGTTAAGTGATATTAGTGTTGTAAAAGAATGTTTGAAAATTAGATATTTTGATGGATTATTTAGAAGTAGTGATAATATTTTGAGAAATATTCTAATAAACGATAAAAATGAATTATTAAGTATAGATGAAGGTGATATATTTGGTAAAAGAAAATATATATTAAATATGAATAGTGATTGGTGTAGATTAAATTGTAAAAAAGATTTAATTGATACAATTATAGATGAATTTATTAAAAATAAAGAATATTATAAAAAAGAAGTAAATAAAATTATGCTAAAATATAATTTTGATTATTGTAAAGAATTTAATGAAAGAATTGATAAATATAAAGAAATTGTGAATAATGAGTGGGATATATATTAAATAATAATAATAATAATATATATTATGAATTTTGAAGATATTAAAAATATTTTTTATTTAATAATTGATGCTATACATGAAAGAGAAATGAAAATGAATAATTATTATTGTGTTAATTGATATAAATAATTTAATATATCATCTAATCTGACTGAATTAAATATCTGATCTTTTTTAACTTGAGGAACGTATGTATTCAAAATTGATATATTATACATAGTTTTTTTAAAGTCTTCATTTGTATATTTTTTTGTACTAAATGGATATAATGATCTTATTAATTCAGGATAATTTTTAGGTATCATATTAAAATCTGTTATTTCTGAAAACTGTTTTAGATATGAATATAATTCTCTTGTTTTTTCTGATACAATTGGAAATTCTTTAAAAATACAAGAGTTATTTTGAACAATTAAATTATTTATATTTTTAAGATCATGTATTAATGATAATATACATCCATCGCCAAAATTACCACCAATTCTATTTTCTAATTCAGTTGATGCTTGAATTATTAAATTATCTTTATCTGGATTAGGTGTAATATATTTAATTCCATCATTTTCGCTTGTATATGGATCTAATAATTGTTCACCTGCTTTTCTAATTTCATTGTGTTTCGCTAATATATATCTATAATTAGGATTTATAGCACCATTACTTGTATCAATTATTTCATTAAAATAATTAATAGACCCTAATTTACTTTTAATTTGATACATATCATTATCTGTTATTTTTTCACTCATTAATCTTCTTTTATCTACATCTTCTTCCATTATTTGCCTACATATATCTATATATGCTGGAATATACTCGTTTGGAATAGTATCAGATGAAGTATTTAATTTTATTATTTCATTTAATTCTGGAATTTTTGAACTAAATTCTTTAAAAGCTCTAATCGATAATGTATTTGTTTTCATCAAAAATCCTAATATTGCATTATTTTGAACTAATGAAATAAATCCATGAAATGGTAATGGTATAAATGATAATGGTGAATTTGCGCCTGATGATATATATATTGGAATATATGATAATTCATTACCATATATATTTTTGAAAACTCCTTTATTAACAATAGGCATTAACCAATATGAACGAAATGGAAATATTGTATTTGTTGGAGCATCACCAACAACATATTGCCACCCTAATGGAATAATACCCGAATTAGTAAAACATTCTCCCCCATACATATTATCAGACTTTATTTTTCATTTGTTTTTCTTTTTTTTCTTACTTTTCTTTTTTTTCATACTTTTCTTTTTTTTCATACTTTTCTTTTTTTTCATACTTTTCTTTTTTTTCATACTTTTCTTTTTTTTCATACTTTTCTTTTTTTTCTTACTTTTCTTTTTTTTCTTCTTACCGGCAATCATAACAAATTTTTTAGATTGTTTTGGATTACCTATTGTTAATAATTCGTATATTGGTGGATTGGTATATTTTTTTAATAGTTTACCTAAACACATTCTATC